AGCGATGCTGAAGGGAGAGCAGGAAGGCCAGATCTGCGGCATAGGGATTTGCCGCAAATTCAGACCACGCCCGATGCGCGTCTTCTGGACCTTCCGTGACTTTCACGGCTACGATGTGCGACTCGACGCTCTCGCTTGGCTCTGGTTTACAGTTCACTACTTTACGACGAGAACCGTGGTCACAACCGAGGCCATGCCATGACCCGCCGCGTCCCCATGCCCGCCGAGCTCATCGCCCGCCGCGCCGAGCTGGAGGCCGCCCGCGCGCAGCTCAGCGACGCCGAGCGCGAGCGCGTCCGCCAGGGAGCGCTGCGGTCGAACCGCTACCTGTTGCATGAGTTCGCGCTGAGGCAAAACCAGTGCGCGAAGGGAGCGCGGGCGTGAGCACCGCGGCAGTCTCCAGGCCCAGCGGTTGGAAGGTAAACCCTCAGGCGCTCGCGGATGTCTCCAAGAGGAAGCCATGGACGGGCCATGAGACACTGACCGCCCCCGTTGATAAAGACTCGTGGCTCACCCCGCGCTACGTTCTCGATTTCCTGGGGCAGTTCGATCTCGATCCGTGCGCCTGCGATCTGAACCCGACCTGGGTCTGTCCGAGGTATTTCACTCTTGCCGACGACGGGTTGCGGGAGGCGTGGCACGGCAGGGTCTTTATGAACCCTCCGTTCTCGAACATCATCCCCTGGATTCTGCGCCACGCTCAGCACGGGCTAGGGATCTCTCTCGTACCAGCGTCGGTTGAGTCCAGAATTTGGCGTGAGGTTGTTTGGAAACAGGCGAGAGCGATTCTGCTGCTGCACGGGCGGACCAGGTTTTGCAATCCAGACGGCTCCACCACAACCGGCAGGCCCCTTCGAAGCATTGCCCTGATTGGCTGGGGGCAATACGACCGCGACGTTTTGGGAGTCTCGCCTCTTTGCGGCGTGCTTCTGACCTCGTGGAGGCAGGGATGAGGGGCCAAGGGAAAAAGGGGCACGTGGGGAAGAAACCGTTGGTTTCGTCCCCGCGAGCACCGGCCCCAAAAGTCTCAGTGGGAGAATCAGCGCCGCGCAGTAAGCGGCGGGAAAGGAGTCTGATGGGAGCAGCGAAAGCCAAACCGAAACCGAGAACCAAGACAATGGCCGCCGCGGCACAAGCGCCCGAGCCCGTCGCTCGCGCGCCGAAGACCGCCAAGCGGAAACGGTAACGAAACTCTGCCAACCGCGCGGCGCCAATCCCTGGGGAGGGGGCAGCGCCGCGCACTTTGAAGGAGGATCACATGTTCGACTGGTACATCGCCGGCCCGATCGGCGTGGTGCTGCTGGTCGCGTTCGTATGGTGGCTCAACCGTACCGGGCGCAGCCAGGGGAGGGCTGAGTTTGACAAGGGGATGAAGCGCGCGGCGCAGACCTGGAAGGAGAAGCAGCCTTGAAAAAAGCCTTGATTTGCGGTCTTCTGCTGGGGGTGGCCGCGCTGCTGCTGCTCGGCCAAACCACCAGCGGCACACTCTGGTTGCCTCTGCTCGACACCTCCACGATGCGCTGGCCCACCTGGCGCCGGCTCGGAACCGGGTTCGCCGTCGACGCGACGACGATCTCTGTTCTCGCCGCGCCTGGCACCAATCCCATCCGGACCTACGGGGTGCGGCTCACGGTCAACGCACAGGGCAACTACCCGCTGCCGGCGGGGGCGATTCCCTCCAGCCTGGTGGTCTCGGTGAACCGCCTACCCTACTTTGGGGGCATCGACTACGACGTTGTGGGGGGGGCGCTGGTGCCCAAGTACGCCTGGGACGAGTTCGGTGTGACCGATGGCTCGGGCGTGATGGTGATGCTGGACTACGACAAGTAACGATCGCCCTCGGGCGGCGTGAGCACCACCACCAGCCCGACGACCAGGAGGCCGGCCCCCAGCCACCGGAGGGCCTGGCCGATCGTGAGAGCCTCGCGCCGGGCGGCCCGCAGATCCTCGCGCATGTGGCAGTCAGCCCTGGAGCAGACCAGGGCCAGCTTCCCCTGAGGTACTGGTACGGCTGGCATACTCCCCTGCATGGCCCCATTGTGAACCCGTAACCCGCTCAGAGTCAACGGTTTTCACACATTCAGACCCCGAATTGCGATAGACTTAATCCGCTGGCGATATAGGGCAGGGGGATTTCTCTGGCCGGACGATCGCCAGCCGGGAAGAAGGCGCGCGGGAAAACCCGTCAGACGCCCGCCCGCCGCCCTCCCGTCAAGCCGGCCAGTGTCCCCCCTTCGCGCCGGCCCAAGACCGGCGCGTCCGTCCGCCGCGCCTCCCGCCGCCAGAAACTGGCCGCAGGTGTCCTCCAGGGTAAGACCGTAACCGAGCTCGCCCGCCGCGAGGGGCTGAGCCGCACCTACGCCAGCCGCGAGGTCAACTCCCCGGAGACTCGCCTACTCATGGCCGACCTGCTGGCCGAGCACCGGGAGCGGATACAGAAGCTGGTTGCGAAGAGCCTGACCCGCATCGGCCAGGCACTCGACGCTCACGCGACCGAGATCGTAGTGGCCAGCCAGGGGCAAGCCAAGACCAAGGACGGCACGAAGCAGACCCGTCAGTACAAGTCCGTCCTGGCCGGTGTGGATCACTACGCCCGCATGACCGGGGTCAAGCGGCTGCTCGAAACCATCGACTCCGCCCGCTCCGAGGACGATCGCCCGCAGGGCCAGACCATCACCTTCGAGATGTTTCTCCACTTACTCAGGGAGGCCGAGACGTGACGACACGCGCGCGCAACCAGTTGGTAGAAGAGAATCTCCAAGAGGTGCGCGCGATCGCCGCGCGGTTGAGCCGGAAGCTCCCGCCGTCGTTCGACCGCGAGGACCTGGTGCAACAGGGCTGCCTGGGGCTGATCGAGGCGGCGGACCGCTACGACGGCCGGCCAGGCGTCAAGTTCATGGCCTACGCCCGCCGGCGCGTGGTGGGTTCCATGCTCGACTACATCCGCAGGCGCCACTGGAAAAACGGCACAGCCTTCGGGCTCCAGGCGGTAGAAGCGCTGCATCACGATCCCGACGCGGTGGCGGGCAGGCCGGGGACGGTGGACGAGACCGCCCTCGGCAAAACACTCTCCGACGAATCGACGCTCAGCTCTCCGGACAAACTGCTCCAGCAGGTTCAGGAGGCCTCCGAGGTCCACCGCGCCCTGCGCCGGCTGCCGCACCGCGAGCTGGTAGTCATCCAGGGTTTCTACGGCCGTGAGCGCACCTGCGATCAGATCGCCCCGCCGCTCGGCATCAGCGCGCGGCGCGTGGCGCAGATCCGCGTCGATGCCGTCCACCGCCTGCGGCGCGACCTGGCCGGCCTGCGCAGGGTGGCATGACCGTATCGAGCGCCGACAGGCTCCGGCTCCAGGAGTTTCACCAGGGCTGGCAGGATCACGCCGATTGGTGCCAACGCTGCCTGTCGATCCGCGATCGGGAGGGCCGCGTCGTTCCGCTCGTCCCCAGGGCCGCACACGCCCGCCTGGCGAACGCCATCCGCAAGCAGCGCGCCAGGGGCCGGCCGGTCCGGATCATTTACCTCAAGGCCAGGCGCATCGGGGTCAGCGTGGGCGCCTGCGCCGAGCTGTTTCAGGCGACGCCATTCGTGAGCGGGCAGCACGCCTTCATCGTCAGCTACGTCAAGCGCTCGAGCCTGGAGATTTTCGACTACATCGACCAGTTTCACAACAGCTACCGGCCCTACAGAAACCTGATCGCGCTGCCGAGCGGGGAGTGCCTGGGCCAGAAAGCGGCTTACGAGAATGGCAGCTACATCGAGGTCGCCACGGCGCTGAACCTGAACCTCGGGCGCAGTTACGACGTGCGCCACGTGCTGCTCGATGAGTTTGCGTTCTACCCCAACGCCTCCAAGGTGATGACGGCATTGCTGCCAAGCGTGCCTGACGATCCCGATACCACCGTCATCATCCCCTCGACGGCCAACGGCGTGGGCGGGGCCTTCTATGACCTCTGCCAAAAGGCGCGAGACCCTGCCCAGGTCAGCGAATGGGTGTTCATCTTCTTCGGTTGGTGGGAGGACCCCAGCTATTCCCGCCCGCTCGAGGTGCCCGCGGCCGAGTTCCAGGCCACACTGAGCCGGAATCACCCGGTCTACGGCGACGAGCTCGCCGAGCGGCAGAAATACAACCTCACCCTCGAGCAACTCAACTGGCGGCGCTGGACCATCGCCAACAAATGCGAGTGGTCGCTCGACAAGTTCCAGCAGGAATACCCCGGCAACCCGGAAGAGGCTTTCGTGGCCAGCGGCCGGCCGCGCTTCAGCCACCGGCTGCTCAACCGCATGCCGCTGATCCGCGAGGCCGTGACCGGGGAGATCGAGATCGAGAAAGTGGGTGTTCGAGAGCGGGTGGTGTTCCGCGCGAGCGACGACGGCCGCGGCAGCATGGTGGTCTACCGCCGTCCGGATCCCCAGGGCGAGTACGTGATCGGCGCAGACCCCGCCGAGGGCAAGGACGTGAGATCCGGGGAGCCAGGCAATCAGGACCCAGACTACTCCGTCGCCGAAGTCTTCGACGCCCGGACGGGTGAGCAGGTCGCCAAGATCCGCGCGCGCATTCAGCCCGCCGCCTTCGGCGAGGTCCTCTATGCCCTGGGCTGGTTCTACAACTGGGCCTACATCGTCCCCGAAGCCAAGGGCGCCGGTCTGGGGACCATTGAGAAGCTCCTGGAAATGCAGTACCCGCTCGACAAGCTCTACAAGCGGCATCCCGAGGCGGACGTTGCCGGATCCACGCAATTGCAGTTCTACGGGTACGAAACCACCGACGTCAACCGCCCGCAACTGGTCAGCGGCCTCGACAACGCCCTGATCGACGGTTCGATCATCCTGCGCGACCCTAACACCGTACAGGAGTGCAGAACATTTGTGATCAAGTCGAGCGGTAAGGCCGAGCACGCCAATGAGTGCCACGACGACGAGGTGATTGCCACCGCCCTGGCGGTCGTCGGGCTGCGGACCATGCCGCGGCGCAAGCCGAAAACCGAAGGCCAAGCGCGGCCCGTTGCATCCAAGTGGGGCCGGCGGCGATTGGTGGATGAGGATTGAATGGCAGACCTGAACCGCGGCGTCGCCATCGCCAACGCAGCGCCAAAGTGCGCATACTGCTACGGCGGGGGCATGCTTTCGAGGGGCCGGACGTGTCACTGCGTGCTGCGGGCGGTGTTCCGCATTTGTCTCAACCAGTACCGCTACTCGGCCGAGAATTCCATCAGCTTGAATCGTTGCTGTGTGATGGAGATCAGCCGCGGGGGCAAGATACTGACCGGCCTGCCTCACGCCGAGTACGTGGCGGATTTCGAGCGCGCCGCCGACCGGGCCCTCGATCCGGCGCGGCGCAACTTGTTTCAAATGCACTTTCTGGACGGCCTGCAGTATCCCGCTTGCCTGGCCAAGTTGGGCCTGGATCGAGGCAAGTTCTTTCACGAGACATACCGGGTCGAGGAGCAAGTCGGCGCGGAGTGTCTCAAAGCGATCTACCCCCTCGACCAGTACTTCGGAGTGCGGCGCGTGGCGACCGTGAAGTCAGCCGTCAAGGTGGCCGGGGGATCGGAAATCCCGCACTTCCACCGGCCGCCCCTGATGGCGGCAGCCTGAGATGAGACTACCCAAGGACTTCCGGGACGTCGTCGACGAGTTGGGGGAAGTCGAGCGCAAGCTCGAGCCTTACGACGAGCTGGCCAAGCGCCGGAAGGAACTGCGTGCCGAAGTCAGCAAGTGGGCCGAGCAACTGAAGCCCGAGGCCTCCAAAACCATCGACGGCCGGCGGTTCGCGGTGAACATCGGGCCGCAACGGATGGAGCGGCGCATCAAGTCCATGACCAAGGCGTTCATTGTCCTGGGCCAGAAACTGTTCTTATCGCTCTGTTCCCTACCCCTGAAAGCCCTCGACGATACCCTGGCGCCGGACCAAGTCGCGCGCCTGACGGTGGAGGAGCGGACCGGTCACCGGGAGATTGTACCGATGCCGCGCGTCGGCGCGGCGAGAAGGAAGGCAGCATGAATTGGAAAGCAATCAACTGGAAGGCGCTACTGAAAACCCTGGCCGTCGGGGCCGCCGGCGGCGCGATCGGCGCGCTGAGCGATGCGGTCAGATCCTCCGGCATCGACCTCACCGCGGCCGCGCCCGTCATCGCCGCCCTGATGGCTCTGCTGATCAAGAACCCCTGGCAGAAACCGGCGGTACTGCCGCCCCCACAAGCCAAGTAAGTGCAGCTCATCCTCCCAGCCAACGAATTGAAGCGGCTGTCCAGCCGCATCGAAGAGGACTACAACCTCGCCCTGATCGACCACGAAACCAGGATCGAGCGATTCCGAGGCTACTACCAGCGCTGGCGCAATCGCGTGGACGAGCCAACCGCGGGCGAGGAAGACAAGCCCAACTTCTCCGTGCCGCTCATCCAGTGGAACGTGGCGAGTAAGTGGGCCGACGACTTAGGTAAGCTGCTCGGGCCGGACGCCGAGATCACCGCGAAACCGGTAGGGCCCGCCGATCAGCGGCTGACCCAGAAGATCAGCCGGTACATGACCTGGCGGGTGTTTCAGGCGATGCGCCTGGTAAATCCGTTCGCCGTGTTCACCTTCCGCGAGACCCTCTTCGGGCGCGCGCACGCCTATTCGCCATGGGTGCGCGACTCCTACCCGATCCTCGATCCGGCGACGGGCCGCGTGGTGGAACGGATGGCCTACGAAGGGCCGGGGTTCTTTCCACAGTGGCCCGACGACGTGATCATGCCCGCCGAAGACGCTGAGACGATCCACGATTTTTCCTTCGTGATCCGCCGCTACCGCGTGCGGCCCGACGACCTGCTGCGCGGCGAGGGGCAGGGGCTCTACCAGGGGATCGAGAAGGACTTCGACGCCATCTTCAAAGCGGCGCAACTCGGCCAGAAGCGCGAGGCCCGAGGTGAGGAGATCAAGGAAGAGAAAGACCTCTCCGAAGGCGTCGAGTACCAGGGCGCCCAGTCCGGCCGCGGCGAGTTGCAGGTCCTGGAGTGGTACGGGGGCTGGCGCAGGCTGAGGCGGCCGAAGAAGGACGCCCGCGAAGACAACCTAAAGGAGCGCCAGCGGTTCGAGAGCGAGCTAGTGGTCCGCGTCCTGCCTGAAGTCAACTACCGCGTGGTCGGCGTGCAGGATCTGATGGAGTTGTACCCCACCAAGCGCCGGCGGAGGCCCTTCGTCGAGGCGTCGCTGCTCAAGGACGGAAGTTACTGGAGCCCAGGGTTCGGCGAGCTGCTGGAGTCGATCGAGGACGAGACCACCGTCAATCACCGCCTGTTTACCGAGGCGGGTCAGTTCTCGGTTGGCCCGGTGATTTTCTACAAACCATCCAGCGGTTTCAACCCCGACCAGTTTCAGTACGCCCCCTACCAGGCCATCCCGACCGAAGACCCCGCCGGCGTCCGGGTGGTCACGACCCAGACGAATCTCCAATACCCCATCGTCAAGGAGCAGGGTCTCCTCAGCTACGCCGAGCGCGTGACGGGCCGCACCGATTTCTCCATGGGCCGCTCAAGCGACCGCCCGAGCGATCCCAAGACCGCGCGCGGAACAATCGCCCTGCTGGAACAGGGCAACATCCGCGCCAACCTGGACGTAATCGTGCTGCGCGAGGACATGAGCCAGATGCTGGGGCACTTCTGGGGTCTGGAGCAGCAGTTCCCGGGCAGCGAGAAGACTTTCTTCAGAGTCACCGAGGAGCAGGCGGGCGGGCTCTTCCCCGTGTCGAAGGGCGGCGCGTACATCGAACCGGACGAGCTCGGCGGACGCTACGACTTCGACCTGAAATTCGCCACCTCCGTCTGGGGCCAGGAAGCGGAGAAAGAGCGCCAAGTCCAGCTTTACGGGCTGGACCTTCAGAACCCGCTGATCAACCAGAACCCCCGCGCGCTCTGGATGATCACCCAGCGCGTCCACAAGGCCCTCGGCGACGACAATTTCGCCGACCTGATGCCGGAGCCTCCGGACCTCGGCCAGCCGCGATCGCCGCGCGAGGAGTGGGCGCTGGCCCTGCAGGGCGAGGAGATCATGGTCCACCCCGACGACCACGACGAGCTGCACATCCGCCAGCACATCGGCCAGGTGCAGGAAGAGACCGCCGCGGGCGGCCGAACCGACGCGAGCGCGGCAAAGGCGATGCTCGAGCACATCCAGGCGCACCGCAGCCAGGAAGCCCAGAAGCGCCTGATGCAGGCCCTCACGAATCAGCTTGTGACCACCATGGCCGGGAACGCCGCGACCGGCCAGGGCCTCCAGATCGGCGGCACGCCCATGAACCTGCAACGCCTGCAGGGCCTGATCTCGGAGTTGACCCGACAAGGAAACGGAAGCCAGCCGGGAGCGCCGGGGGCGCCGCCTGCTGGTCGAGACCAAGAGAACGCGCCGCCACTGGCGGCCTGAAGGAGTGAGTATGCGAATCCTACGACGCGCCGCACTGGGAGTACTCCTGGCGGCGGCCCTGCTGTTTTCTCAGACCAAGACACCCTATGAACCACTTTCCGTTCTGACGCTGTACCCCAGTTACGACACGTGCGCGGCCTTTGAGCAGGCGACCGCCCTGCCCTGCCCGGCCTGGAATCCGGCGCGGCAGCCCAAGAGCTGGTACGACCCGGCGGCCAAGCCGATGTTCACCGGCCCGAGCGGTGTCCAGTTCACCATGTATGAGCGGATCTTTCTAGGGCAATTCACCGCCGACGGCAAGGGAGTCATTCAGCAACTCATCTTGCCAGTCACCGAAGCTCAGACGGTGAACATCGCCCCCAAGGGTATAGGCATGACGAACGTGCCGGGAGCGGACCAGCCCGAGGTACCGACTCCACTGAAGCCGCTAGGACCGAACCAGGCCATCATGCAGTACGGTCCCGTGGGTGTGCCTATGGTGCGGAATCTCGACGTGCAGGTCGTGCCGCCCGACGCTCAGCAGGGAGAGATCCTCAAGTTGCTCCGCGCGATCGCCGTCAAGCTGGGGGTGAGCCCTTGAGCGGACGGCGCTGCAAGTGGCTCCGGAGGGAGTTCAAGCGGGAATTCCGCCGCCCCGTCCGCAAAACCACCTGGGGAGAGGCCGTCGAGACGAAGACGGCCTACCGTTCCAAGGTCCGGACCCGGCTCGGCTGGCTGATCGGGAAGCTGCGAAAGTTGACCTTCCGCACGGTCAAGCAGGCCGGCCGGAGCGAATGGCGCAGCCTGAAGCGCCTCTGGCGCGAGGAGGGGTTCAATGCCATGGAAGCCTTCCGACGCGCGGCGTAAAACCAAGAAGGCCTCGACGCCCAAGAAGCGGGCGTTGTGGGCTGAGGTGGCGAACCGGATGCTCGCCTCCGGCGGAAACGAGGGGCGCGCGATCCGGGAGGCCAACGCCGTACTGGGCGGGTCGGCGCGGCCGCACAGCCGCAAGCGATGAAACGCAACCCCGACTCCGGCGATCTTGAGGAGCTCCAGGACGCCCTCCGCTCCCGGGGCTACGGCCAGATCCGCGAGCACCTGGGGCGGGTGATCGAGGCCAAGGTCCGGGAGCTGGTCCAGCCTTCCGACGCCGAGACCACCGCGCGGCTGCGCGGGGAGATCGCGGGGCTTCAGGCGGCCCTGGAAGCGCCCACCGAGTTGCAGCGGCAGATGAAGGCCAGTTTGGGGCGGAAGGGAGCCTGACTTGAGCATCGAGGACGTACTGTTCGGCTTCCTGGCCCTTGCCGGATTCGTCGTCTTTCTCAGGCTGGCACTCCGAGTCCTCTTCTGGTTCATGAGGCCCAGACGGTGAACCTCGTCATCGCCGTTCGCTGCCACTACTGCTCGCAGCCCCGCCACCCCATGGAGGTTATGCGGATGACGGGGGGCCCGATCATGTGCTGGCACTGCCTGGAGTGGCACCAGCAGGCGGTGCGGATGCTGGCCGGCCATCCGCCGCGCGGCTGCCAGGAGTGCGGCGTCACCTTCGCCCAATTGCAGGAGTCGGCTGGCTCTGGCGATGTACGGATGTACTTGCATGTCAAGGACAGGATCTATCAGGTCCTGTGCCGGACGTGCAGCGACAGATACGTGCCGAAGCGCGTTGACCTCTACGGAGGCACCGTTTTCGGACACGCCCGAAAGCTGATCGCATGAGATCGCACCAGGGGAAAGCCAATACATGAGCGCCACCGTTGCAGATCCGAAGCCGGTTGAAACGCCGGGCAACCCGCCGCCCTTCGAGGGCGACGACGCGCCGCGCCAACCCGCTTCGAAACCAACCGACAAAGCGAAGGACAAACCCGACGACGCCGGCGACCTGCGCAAGGAAAACCAGAGTCTCCGCGAGCAACTGCGCGAGCGCGAGGACTCCGAGAAATACTGGGCCGAACTGGCGCGCGGCCGAGGTGCGGGAGCCCCGGACTCCGAGGACACGCCCGCCGATGCCCCGCCACCGGATGACGAGCCCGAAGAGAGCGCCGACGAGTTTCTGGACCGGCTTTCCAAAGAAGGCCCCCGGGCGGTCGCCAAGGTAGCCGAAAAGATCGCCGCCAAGGCTGGCTACGTCCGCAAAGCGGACGTCGAGAAGATCGCCGCCAAGATCGCCAGCGAGATCGTCGAGAGGAAGGCCGGCCGGATGTCGGCCGACGCTAAGTTGGTCGGCCAGTATCCGCAACTCCAGGATCCAAAATCGGAACTGTTCCAAGCCACCGCCACGATCTACCGCGAGATGACCGACCAGGACCCCGAGCTGAAGAAATCTCCGGCTACGCTGTTTGCGGCCGCCCGCATCGCCAAGGCGGAACTGAAAGCCGCCGGCAACGGCGCACGCGGCCGCGATGTGGACGACGAACCCGGAGACTACCGCGAGGACCGCGAAGACCGCGAGAGCCGCCGCCGCCGCATCGACGCCCAGCAGGGCGACATCGGCCGCGGCCGCTCGACGCCCTACGAGGGCGACGACGACCCGATGGGGCCGGCGCAGCGCGACGTGCTGGACCTGTTTGCGCGGGCCGGGGTGGACGAGAAGAGCTACCGCGAGGAGCGAACCAAGCTGCGGAGGCGACGGTAATGGCAGCCACGAAAAAGATCATGTCCCGCGGAGTCGGCTCCTCGAAGCTGCACCGCGATCCCAATGCCCCCGACCCCTACCGCCATCTGCGCGGGTTGCATGTGGGCGGCGTCAAGATCGAGACTTTGCCGGAAGAAATGGTCGCCCAGTTGAGTATCTACCACACGGATGAGGACATTGAGCAGCGCAACCGCGGCAAAACTCACAGCGAGATCGAGATGCTCCCCATCCCAGGCCTTCGCGCGCCGGTCACGGCGACCGACTTCGAGCGCCAGGTCGAGGAGCGGCGCGACTTCCGCAAGAACCAGGTCGAGCCCTGGGAAGCGCCGGACGTCATGAAGCAACTGGCCGACGAGCACGTCCCGAAGGGCATGGCGCCGAAGTTCCTCTCGCCCATGCAGATCGACAAGCGCGGTCCGCGGGGCTACGAGATTGTGAAGGATTCGAAGGGCGAGCCGATCAAGGTCGGCCGCATGATGCTCGGGCAGATGCCCGAGGTGAAGGCGCGGGCGCGCCGCGAACACTACCGGAAACAGGGTGAGACGCGCCTGGCTGCCATCAACGATGAGAACCAGGAGCGGCAGCGCGAACTAGTGGGCGATTGAGCCCCTGAAAGCGCTGGCCGGCCCCACTCTCGGGCCGGTAAGAGTCTCCACTCAACGCGAGAGCGGCAAACGGCCGGGTTGTGCCCGGCCAGGAGTGGAGAACTATGGCCAACCGAGATAACCCCCACGGCCTTGCACCGCTGATGCGAACCCTCACCGGGGGCTGCCCGAGCGTTCGGGAGTACACCAAGGACGTCCTGCAGGCCACCGCCATCTTTCAGAATGATGTTGTCAACCGCGAGGCGGACGGCAACATCGCCCCCGGCGGCAGCCCCAACACCACGACGTTTCAGGGGGTGGCTCTGAACCATGGGGCCGCGCTTACCCTCAGCACCCACCTGGTGATGGACTCCCCGAAGGCCCTCTACGAGGCCCAAGACAACGCCGACACCGACGGGCTTGTCGAGGCCGACATGGGGCTCATGTGCGACCTGGAGTTCAACGCCGGCAGCGCGGTGAGCCAGATCAGCGGACACGAGATCGACGAGTCGGCAGCGGCCGACACGACCACGGATCTTGACGTGAAGCTGCTGCGCAAACTCGACGTTGCCGACAACGCCTACGGCTCGCACTGCCGCGTGGAAATCGTGTTCAACCAGCACCGGCTGAATCCGGGGATCGCGGGCGTCTAGACCCGGTCAGGAGCAAAAACAATGGCAAACAGAGACAATCCGCACGGGCTCGCGCCCCTGATGCGGACACTGAGCGGGGGTTGCCCGAGCGTTCGGGAGTACACCAAGGACGCCGACGGAGCCACCGCCATCTTTCAGAACGACGTTGTCGCGCGCGACGACGACAGCTTCATCAACCCGGGCGGCACCCCCGGCACGACCACGTACCAGGGTGTAGCTCTCAACCACGGCGCCGGCTCGGCCATCACCAAACACCTGGTGATGGACTCGCCCGATGCGCTCTTCGAGGCCCAAGATAACGACGATACCGACGGTTTCGCCGAGGCCGACATGGGTCTGAACTGCAACCTGATCTTCGGCGCTGGCAGTGCCACCACGCTCATCAGCGGGCACGAACTCGACGAGTCGGAGATCGCCACCACGAACTCGTACGACGTGCACCTGCTGCGCAAGCTCGACCTTCCCGACAACGCGTACGGGGAGCATGTGCGGGTCGAGGTGGTGTTCAACAAACACCGGCTGTTGCCCGGTGTGGCGGGCGTCTAAGGGCGCCGGGAAATTTGATCCGAGGAGGATAACACAGTGATCGTACGAGGAGCTTTCAAGGACTTTTTCCTCGAGGACATGCTGCCGGCGCTGGAGCAGACCATCTGGAACCGGTACAAGCGCCGCGCCCAGCAATGGAGCCGGCTGTTCGACCAGGACACCGTCAAGAACGGCGGGATCTACCAGACCTCGCAGATTAGCGGGGTCGGGTTGTTCCGCACCATCACCGAGGGCGCCGACGTGGACTTCGACGTTCCCGTTCAGGGATACGACAAGACCTACAAGCCCGCCCGCAAGGGACTGGGCATCCAGGTTTCCCAGGACACGGTCGAAGACGACCAGCGCGCGCGCCTGGTGCCGAAAACCGCCCAGATGCTGGCCGACAGTTGCGCCGAGTCGATCGAGATTCAGGTCGCCAGCGTCATCAACAACGGCTTCACCGCCGGCGCGTATGCCGGGCCCGACGCCGTGGCGCTGTTCAGCGCGTCTCACCCGCTGGTCAAAGCCGGCGGCGTGCAGAACAACCTGCTGAGCGTGGCGGCCGACTTCGACAACGAGAGCCTGGCTCTCGCGCTGACCGACTACGAAACCATGGTCAATGCCGAGGGCAAGAAGATGCTCTTGCCGACGCCGCTGGTGGTGGGCGCTCCGGCCAACCGCTGGGCGTTCGCTGAAGTCATCGAAAGCAAGATGCGCAGCGACACGGCCAATAACGCGACCAACCCGCTCGCGTATGCCGAGGGCGGGATGCCGGCCTGGTTCATCTACGCCTACCTGACCGACCCCGACAGTTGGATGCTGATCGCGCCTCCGGGCGACTCGGGGCTCCTGGTGGTGTGGCGCCGCAAGCCCTACACCCGCCACGGATTCGAAGACAAGTCGGAAACCGGCTGGACGGCCATGCGCTACAAGATGGACGTCGGGTTCCATGACTTCTATGGGACGTACGGCGTCGCTGGCGCCTGAGCCCGCCTGCTCATTCTGCGGGCCGGCTTGATGGCGGTCTGCGCGTGTTTTGTTTGCTGAGGCGGGCGGGCGCGGAGCGTCCGTCCGCCAGAACTTCAGGAGTCATAGCATGGGTGTCACGATTTTCGATGTAGTCCAGGCCAGCGCCTTCATCGGAGCCGACCTCCAGGGCCAGGGCAAGAACTTTTTTGTGAGGCCGCCCAGCGGCGCGGGTTCGAGCGGCCGATCGCCGCGCACGGCGCTCGCCACGCTGGCCGCGGCGCTCGCCAAGTGCACAACCAACATGAATGACTGTGTCCGGCTCCTGGCTGGGCACAACACCGCCGCCTCGACCACGGATTACCTCACGGAGACCCTCGACTGGAACCTGAACCTCACCCACCTGATCGGGGTTCCGGCTGGCGTCAACATCTCGCCCAGGGCGCGTATCGCGTTCATCTCGACATACGTCACTGCCAGCAACCTGTTCACCGTCTCGGGCAACGCCTGCGTGTTCAAGAACCTGGGCTTCTTCGCCGGGGTAGCCGACGCGAATCCCACCGGGTGCCTGAAGGTCACCGGCTCGCGAAACCTCTTCGAAAACTGCCACATCGCCGGGATCGGCCACGACAACAACGACATTGCCAACGCCTACAGCCTGTACGTCAGCGGCAGCGAGAACATCTTCCGCAACTGCGTGATCGGCCTCGACACCATCAGCCGCGGCACGGCGGACAACGCCGAGCTCGTTCTGGCCGGTGGGGCTCGGAACATCTTCGAAGACTGCCTCTTCATCACCTTCGCCAGCGCGAACACGCACCAGTTTGTAAAGCGTGGCTTGTCTGGAAGCGATCGCTTCACCCTGTTCAAGCGGTGCTTCTTCCAGAACTTCGATTGGGCGGCCGGCGGCGGCGTCGAGATGTTGGAGGTTTTCGATGTGACCGCCAGTGGATCACCAGCCGGACACATCGACCTGATCGACTGCCACTTCGCCGGAGCCGCGGCCTGGGAAGCCTCTTCGGGCGCTTCCGGCATCGTTCGCGCGACGACTTACGCGGCGGCCACGGCCAGCGCCACTTCGGGCGGCAAGGCTTCGGCTGTCACCGGGGCGTAGCGCTCGGCACGCGATTCACAGATGGGCGGCCACCGCGGGGCGGCCGCCCGCTCTCCGTGGAGGTGAGCGATGGCAGGCTCGAAAGCCGACTACCTCGAAAGCGCGATCCTCGACCACGTGCTGGGCGGGCCGGACTTCACGCGCCCGGCGACGGTGTATGTCGCCCTGTTCACCGCGGACCCCAGCGACGCCGGCGGCGGCACGGAGGTCTCGACCGACGACTGGTCGAATTACGCGCGCAAAGCCGTCACCAACAACGCCACCAACTGGCCGGGGGCGGTGGCCGGGTCGAAATCGAACGGCACCGACATCGACTTCGGCACGGCCACCATCGTAGGCGCGGGGGTGACGGTGATCGCGGCGGCGATCCTGGACGTGGCCAGCAATTTCCTGTACTGGCTCGAGCTCACCGCCGACAAGACCATCACCAACGGCGACCCGGTGAAGTTTCCGGCGGGCAGCCTGGTGGTCACGGAGAGTTAACTCGTGGCCACCCTCAAGTACATCGCCGACATCAACCTGATGACGGTCACGCTGGACTCGGCCTACACGGCGGCGGATGGGCACATGCACCTGACCGCCGGGCACGGCGCGCGCCTGCCGGCGACGGGCGACTTCTGGCTGCGCACCACCACCGGCACCTACCGCTGCTTCAAGGTGACAGCCAGGTCCACCGACGACATCACCGTGACTGCGGCGCAGGACGGCACCAGCGACGGCAATCTCGACGCCGGCCAGGAGCTCAAGTGGGTACTCGGCGCGACGGCGCTGGACCAGTTGAAACTGGACATTGTCAACAGCGACGTAACGCGCCTGACCATTCTTAGACGAGCGAACGTCCAGTCAATCGGCACCGGTGCTTGGACCACGGTCAGTTGGGAAACCGAAGTCCAGGATGACGTCTCGGCTTTTGACGCCGGATCTCCAACGGTGGTGACCGTTCCCACTGGTTTCACGAAAGTCCGGGTGACTGTTTATACGCACTGGGCTTCCAACGCCACAGGCGTTCGATATGACGCAGTTCGGTACGATGGCGCCGCGGTGCGACTTCAAACGCTGGGAGCGCATCAAGAGTCGAACAAGTGCTGGATTACCGGCTGGTTGACTGTGGTTGCAGCTAAGACACTAGATTTGCAGGTGATTCAAACATCAGGGGGGAATTTGAACCTTGGTGTGGGGACTGAAATCCAGTTTGAGTGGCGGCAGTGAGCTTCTACTCCAACCTCGGCGAGATCAACCTGGGCGAGTGTAACCTGGGAGAGTTAGTCTCGCCGGGAGCGGCCGAGAGTCTGGCAGGCACCTCCTACGGCAATTCGGCTGTAACCGGGGCGCTCCAGGTGGCCCGCCTGCTCGCCGGCGTCGCCGCCGGCGGATCTACCGCAGCCGGAGCGCTGGCCGTCACGCGCGGGCTGGCGGGCCGGAGCGACGGGCTTTCTTCCGCCCTCGCGGCTCTTCAGGTTTCCCGGCTCCTGGCCGGTGTCGCCGCCGGCGCTTCGCTCGTGACTGGCGCGCTGTCGATTCCTGGTACGAGACGCCTGTTCGCTACGCCGCCCTCGGGTACGCCCCGCGTGTTCGGCACGTCCGAATCCGGCACGGCCAGGCTGTTCGGCACGGCTCCAACGGGAGGCGCGCCCCGCGTGTTCAAGGAGTAACCATGTCCGCCACCCGCCCCACTTTCGGAGAGATCCGGTTGCAGTGCGAGAAGAGCTTCCCGGCGGTCGATCCCGACATCCGCGATTCGTACATCAACGAGCGCTACCGGCGCATCCTGCGCAGGGGCGACTGGCAGCGGCTGCGGGTGCAGGCGGTGATTCAGACCGTGGCCCCGTACGAAACCGGCACCGTGGCGGCGACCCAGGGCTCGGCTTCCATCACCGGCACCGACACGGTGTGGACGGAGGGCATGAACGGCCGGGCCATCCGGATCGCCGAGGGGGACGAGTACTACCAGTTCACCTACGTCTCTCCGACCTCGGGCACGCTCGACCGGGTCTACGAGGGCGCGGACGCTACCGCCGCGACCCACTCGATCTTCCAGAACGTCTACGTGCTGCCTTCCGACCTCCACGTCCTGCACTCCATCCGGGTGCTCGGGTCGGTGAAGGACCTGGACCAGGTCAGCCAGGAGGAACTCGACGAGCGCGAGGCCAACCGGGCCACAGTCGGAACGCCCGACTGCTACGCGCCGCACATGGACGACACATCCACGCCGCCGCGCGCGCAGATCGAGGTCTACCCCGTTCCCGACTCAGTCATGGCGCTGCCCTTCTGGTACACGCAGGACCCGACGCTGTTCAGCGCCTCGCAGACCGCCAGTTTCATCGCCCCGTGGCTGAACCCGGACGCGCTCTATTGCGGCGTCGAGGCGGATGTCCGGAGGCGACTCGAAAAGGACTACGTCGGAGCGCAAGCCGCCGAATCCATGTTCACGTTGCACCTCAGCGAAATGTTCGCCGCCGAGGCCCGGCGGATCGCTCCCCGTCAGATCAAGATGGCGGACCGCTTCACCCGCCACAACGTGCGGAGGTGGACCCGGTGACGCACTCCGAGTTGCGCACGCTCACGCTCCAGCGGGCGGGCCAGGACCCCACCGCCTCGGGCTATTTCACCGGGGCGATGGCCACCGCAGCCTTGAACCGGAGCCTCCGGCTCTTCGTGTTGCGGTCGCTGTGCGTCGAACGAACCGACACCTACACGCTGGTTGCCGGCGCGGCCTGGTCGCACGTGCTGACCCAGTTCGCCGACTTCCTCCTCCCGTTGCGCCTGGAGTATGCCGGCGCGCGACTGCGCCCGGCCCGGCTGAGCGAACTCGACGCGCTCAGCGCGACCTGGCAGGCCACCGCCGGAGATCCGGAGCGCTACAGCCTCGCGGGCCTCGATCTGCTGGCGGTCTACAAGCAGCTCGCCGCCGGCGGGACGCTCAGCGTCCTTTACGCCGGGGCTCCCGAGCGCATGTCCGACGACGCGGATGTTCCGGAGATTCCCGCCGAATACCACGAGGACCTCGTTGCGGGGGCCATTCCCCTCATGCGGCTGGCCGAGGGCGGGCAGGAACTGGATAAGGCTCTGCCGGGTCTCAAGCGGTTATTCGACGCCGCGGCCAAGCTCGCGGGCTACGTGCGCCAGCGCAGCCTCGACCTGCGTTACGACCGCCTGCCGGCGGAACTGGAGAGGTACGACCTCTCGCGCTGGCTGGCGATGGAAAGAAGGAGGGCACCATGGCTGATGGACTCGGCTTCACGCCCGGCACCGGCGCAACAATAGCCACCGATCAGGGCGGAGTTACAGGGCATCACCTGCAAAAGGTGAAGCTGGCCTTCTCGGCCGACGGTGAGGAAACGCCCATATTGGCGGACGCCGACGGCCTGGAGGTGCAGATCGGCAAGTCGATTACCCTCGCCACCTCGCCGCTCGCGGGGCAAGCCTGGCCGGTTACCGACAATGGCGGGAACCTCTCGGTGGACGACGGCGCCGGTTCTCTCACTGTGGACGCGCCGGCGGCTACGCCCGTAGCGGTGCGCCTCTCTACCGGCGCGGCTTTCATCGACACCATCCCGGTTTCGGACGGGGCTTCGACGCTGAGCGTGGACGACGGGGCGGGGTCCCTCACGGTGGACGGCACGGTCACCGCGAACCAGGGCACGGCGGCGGCGGTCGCCAGCGGCTGGCCGGCCAAGATCACCGACGGCACCGACACGGTCGGCATCTCGACGGTCGGAGCGGCCAAGGCCCTCAAGGTGGACGTCATTCAGTCCGCCAAGCCGGCGGAGACGCGAGTTACCAAGTCCGTGACGCTGGCCGCCGGAGAAACCAGCACCACAATCTGGGACCCCGATGCCGGCAAGAAGTTCGTCATCACCGATCTGATCCTCGCGATGTCCGAGAGCGGGCGGGTGACCGTGTTTGACGGCACCGACGCCGCCGCAAACCGGGTATTCGATGGCGTGGTGTACGGCGCCGTGTGGCACTTCAATTTCCAGGGGCAGCCCTGGAAGTCCTCCACCGCCGACAACATCCTGAAGGCCACCACCGACGCCGACGCCGAGGTGACCATCACCGTACACGGCTATGAGGTGTAGCCATGCTGCCACTGCTCCCAGGAGGCGGCAGCGCGCCGGCGTCAACGGCGCAGGACCAGATCGACCAACTCTATCCCTTGCTGGGAGCGAGCGGAGCGGCCGACCTCGACTTCTGGACGGACGTTCAGCTCCTGGCCTGGCTCAACGCCGGCCTGGCGCGCCTGGCCCGTTCGGCGGCCGTCTTCGTCGAGCGCGACACGTCGATCTCGGTGGCGGCCGGCACGGCGTCCTATACGCTGCCGACGCCTCACCTCTCTACGCTGCACGTATCGCTCGGCGGATCCCTGCTCCGTCCGGCGAGCGCCGCGGAGTTGGAGGCGCTCAGCGCAACCTGGCAGACGGACGTCCGAACACCGGAGCGCTACTGGCAGGATTCGGGCCTCGGCACGGCCAGCATCGGCCTGTATCCTAAGCCGATCGCAACGGGCACACTGGCGGTGGTCGAGCATGAGCTTCCGGACACGCTCACGGCTGGGGCTGCCCTGCCCCTGCCTGAGCCCCTCGCGGACTTCGCCTTCTTCTACGCGCTGGCAGAGGCCCGGGCGATCGAGAGCGACGGGGCGATGCCCGAGACGGCGGAAATCTGCCGGCAACTCGCCGGCTTCATTGAGCAGATGGCGCGGGACTACTGGGGGGTGGCTCAGTAATGCCGTTCGAGAAACAGGTCCAGAAGCTGCTCGGCGAAGGCGTCAACCTGCTGCCGCCTTCCGACGTGATCGGCGAGGGCGAGGCCGAGAAGTGCGTCAACTGGCGGCCCGATATGGTTGCCAAACTGGTGAACCGCGGCGGCATGATCCAACTTGCCAGCGGCCTCGGCGACTGGTTCCACACCATCGCGCACGTCGAAAGCCCGCCCAGCGCCGGGTGGTTCCTGGGTGTGGACGAGAAACTCTACAACTACGCCGGCGCCGGCGGGACCCCACGGGTCCTGGATGTGCTGACCGGCGATCCGGTCGTTTTCGACGGTGACTTCCTGGGGTGGGCCTCCATGCAGGGCTACCTCTGGGTCATGAACCGCCTGCGCCAGGGGCGCGTGGTGGCGGCAAACTTCTATCCTTGGCTGCCGGATCCGCCCGCCGCTGCGCCCGGGGTAACTAAGGTCGCCGGCGACCTGTCGGGCGCGGTCAAGTACTACATCGTCTTCGAGACCGACAAGGGCTTCACCTCCAACCCCTCGCCGGTGTCGGCGGAGATCTCCGACGCCGCGGCGCCCTTTGGGGTGACCATCGCGCTCCCAACGTCCACCAACCCGGAGGTTTCGAAACTCCGAATCTATCGCGTGGGGGGCAAGCTGCCGGCGCCATATCTGGTCTTTAGGATGGATCACGGCGGCATGAGCGAGATCACCGACGACGGCGGCACCCTGGCGATCGCCAACGAAACCGGCGACCCAAACGATTACTTCCTCTCCGACGCCATGGCCATCGAGTACGGCGAGCTGATGGAAGACGATCACGACCCGCCGCCGTCGGCGTTCGGGTTGGCTGGGCCATATTTCGAGCGGCTGTTGGCGTTCAACTCGGCCGCGCATCCCAACCGCATCTGGTATTCACCCACCTCGCAGCCCTGGTACTTCCCCGGCGCGGAGACGGCCGACGGCAACTGGGTGGACGCGGGGGAAGAGGGCGAGGAGATCTACGCGATCAGCGTCAAGCCGCACATGTGCTGGGTCTATAAGGCGCACTCCATCTGGCGCATCGTGGGCGACCTCGAGAGCGGCCTGCTCGAGCAGGTGACTCCGGCCATGGGGATCGTGGGGCCGCGGGCCTGGGCCTCGCACGGCGTGGTGGATTACATCCGGTCGAACGAGGGGATCTACCTCATGGCCGACAAGCCGTACAAGGTGAGCCAGAGAGTGGACCCGATCTTCAAGGGACTCTCGTCGGGCGTGGTCGAGCCGACTTCGCCGGCTGACCCATCGAACCAGCGCGCCGAAGTGATGGCGATTGTCAACGACCGGCTGTATCACAGCTACCAGGAGCAGTGATGGCGGACCTCGATCGCACCGGCTGGACGGCGACCGCCTCCAGCCAATACAGCGCCTCGACCGGCCCCGACAAAGCGCTGGATGGCATCGACAGCACCGCGTCGTTTTGGTGCTCGGGCGTCGGGTTCCCGCAGTCAATACAGGTCGACATGGGTTCTGCCCAGACCATCAGCTACATCCGTTATCGTGGCGCCTGGAGTTGGCTCACCGCGCCCATCATCTGGGGCCAGCAGGTTCCGTCTTACGTGCGAGCGGAGGTCTCGCTTGACGGGGCGAGTTGGACGGAAGTTGCCCTTCAGGTGTGGCCGATCTGCACGCCCTATACTTTGAACCCCCCGGAAAACCGCGAGCAATGGGTCTATTTCGCCCCGGTCAGCGCCCGGCACTTCAGGCTCACCGGCTTGGATGACTGGGGCCGTGACGGCTACCACCGCATGGCCTGTTCCGAAATCTACGCGGGGCTGCTGGATGAAGGGCAGCCCTGTAAATACTACTGGCACGCCAGGCCACAGGATTTCGTAGACCAGTTCCCCTTGACCGCCAAGAGTTTCGGTGACATAGAATTCAACACCCGAGGCGGGAGCGGGAAGCTCTGCCCTCCATTCCTCACCGTTGAGGCTGCGGTCAGACAGCTTGTCTGGGTGCATCACACCTCCCCACTTGGCTGGTATCCCGAATGCGTTGCCGGCAACTACCGCTTCCCTCCGGGGTGGCTTGAGGACACTCCCGTACCGGAGAGCGTCTCGGT